CCACCGGGCGCAGGTGTTGTGCTCGTGCACCATCTGGTGCTCCCGGAGCTTGACCTCCAGGTCCTTCATGGCCGGGGAGAGGTTGGCCATGTTCTGGGGGATCTCCGCCACGTTCAGGCCCGCGTCCTGCAGCCGCCCGGACAGCATCCGGGATAGATAGGGATCCACGCCCAGCAGCTCCAGCCGGTACGTCCTGGAGGCTGCCAGGATCGTGTCCTCGATCTCTGTAAAGTCGATCATGTCACCGTCGCAGAGGCTCAGGTACCCGGCTCGGGCCCAGTCGGAGTAGGGGACGTGGTCCCGCTTCTCCGCGTCCGTGGTGCCCTCCTGTGGCCGCCACGCCCAGAACAGCACCACCCAGGTGTCAAGACCGGGCTGGGGCGGAAATTCCAGGACGAAGGCGGAGAGGTCTGTTGTGGTGGAAAGATCCAGGCCGCCGAAGCATTTCTTTCCCCGGAGGCTCTCCCGCATCTTCTGCCGGAGCTCCGGGCCCTTGTAGTGCTCCTCCAGGGCCGGCACGTGCCACTGGGTCCGGTCATAGAGGGGGAGGGGCAGCCAGCCGATGCTCTTGGTGGCCACCCACTGGTTCAGGCGTAGCCACCGGAACAGCCGTTCCTTCTGCTCGCTCTGCTTCGCCTCCCGGGCCTCCTGGCGGATGGTCCGGAGGGGGATCGTCACCCCGATGGAGGGGTTGCAGCGCCGCCAAAGGTCCTCGTCGTGGATGTTCATGGCGTTGCAGACCTCCGGGTCATCCGGCATCCCGTACATCACCGGCAGCCAGATGGGGTTGTCGTCTGCAGGGTCTCCGGAGCCGTCCCGAGCTGCCAGGATCCGCCGGCACTGCTCGTGGATCTCCCAGCCGATGGACTTCCGGTCCGGGTCGTCTCCGGCCGTGGTCAGCACGATCCATACCGGCTGACGCCTGGCGGAGCCGGCGCCGAAGGTCATGACGTCCCAGAGATCCCGGCTGGGCTGCGCGTGCAGCTCGTCGAAGATCACGCAGCTGGGGCTGTAGCCGTGCTTACTGTAGGCCTCGGCGCTCAGCACCCGGATATAGCCGCCGTCGCTGTTCCGGATGACCTCCTTCCGGCTGGGCCGGACCTTCACCAGCTGCTGCAGCCATGGGGCGTTGTCGATCATGGCCACGATGGCGTTGTAGCAGATGGAAGCGTTGTCCCGGTCCGCCGCGCAGAGGTAGACCTCCGGCTTGTTCTCCCCATCGGCCAGCAGGTGGTAGAGGGCCAGACCCGCCGCCAGCTCCGTCTTGCCGTTTTTCTTGGGGATCTCCAGGTAGAGGTACTGGTACATCCGGGCCTTCTGCCCTGTTGGATCGTCTCCCGGCTCCAGGGACAGGGTGCCGTAAAATTCCCGCAGGGGATCCCGCTGCCAGTCCTGCAGCCGGAACGGTTTCCCGGCGAAGTCGCCCTTGGAAAAGGTCAGAAGCTCCAGGAAGCCGCAGGCGAAGTCGGCAGCAGCAGGGGAGAAGACCGTGGTCGCGGAGGTTGCTGCCGTCATGCCTGGAAGCGCCTCCGAAGCTCCTCAATGGGATTTTCCGGCGCCTCCTCCACCTTCGGCACTACCAGGCGGCACCGGCTGGACACCGTCATGCCCAGCTCCGTGGCGCATCCCCGGCAGATCTTCTCCATCTTGGCCATCTGACCGGTCCAGTAGTCCAGCTGCGCCTGGGCTTCGCTGTATTCCTTCTCCCGCTCGTGGATCTCATCCTGGGTGGCAATCTCTCCGCCGCCGCTCAGGTCCGGGATCTGAGCGCTCAGCTGCGCCATCCAGATCTCCTTGTGCCTGGACGCCTCCCCGTAGGTGGCCTCGCAGTCGCAGTACCGGGCCAGGGTTCCCGTGTCCAATTTGGACACCACATCCCCGGGCAGCGCCAGGAGCTCCTTGGCGTATGCCCGGAACAGCTTCGCCGCCGGCTTACTCAGCCATTTGGGAGGCGTCAGGCTCCTGGGCTTCCCGGCCTTGACCTCCGAGCGCTGCCGCTCCTCGATCTCCGCCTTTGTCCAGTGCTTTCCGCCGCCGCCCTTCACAACGGCCAGATTCACATCCATGGGCCTCCGTTTGCCAGCCATTCCGCAACACCTCCATCCTGGTTCGCCCTGCTGAGGGCATCCTTCGGGCCTCCCTGGGCCTTCTGCGGGTCTCCCGGGCCTCCTGCGCTCTCGGTCCTGTTTTTCCGGTGGGGAAAAAACTTCGTGCCGTGGGAAGGCTCGGGGTACCTGGGCGAAAAACCCCGATTTTCCGCCCCTGGGGGGAGGGGTTGGCCACCCAGGGATCAGATCCCCGCCCGGATCGCGCCCGCAGGCGCCGTACGACGCGCCCGTGCCCGAGCCATCAGCCGGATCGCCGCCGATTGCCGCCGAAAATCTCGGGGTTTTCCTGCATGGTTTTGCGGCTGTGACAGCTGTGGCACAGGCTCTGCAGGTTTCCAGGATCCAGGAACAGCCGGAGGTCTCCCCGGTGCGGCTGGATGTGATCCACCTCGGTGGCCGGCACCCGCAGCCCCACGGCTGCACACTCCCGGCACCAGGGCTCCGCCGTCAGCTGCTGCGCCCGAAGCCGGGGCCACTCGGGCCGCTTGTACAGCCGGTGCCAGGGCTTCGGTGCGCTCCGGTCGCTGCTGGGCCTTGGCTCCAGCTTGTGCGCCGGACAGTAGCCCTCACTGGTGAGGACGCCGCATCCGGGCGCCCGGCACGGTCTCAGTGGCTTACGCACGGCAGCACCTCCAGAAACGCAAAAAGAGGCCAGCACAACACACGTTGCACTGGCCTCTCAGGGCTCTCGCTCGATTGAGATCCGAACCTCCCCGCAGATCTTGCACCACAGGCCACAGTCCACGAGGACGGTCCTGGGCGTGATCCTGGCGAGCTTCTTCCGCCCGCAGACGGGGCAGATCGCATAGTCATTTACTACTTGCAGTATACCACTTTTTCCGCTATTCGTCAAGGTATAGCGCCACGTTATGGGCTCCAGTTTCAAAGGTTAAGACCTCCCCCCAGGTTGAAATTGCGCTCGATATAACCGGCCTTTCGGCAGCCAGTATTTCAAATAGGAATACTCCCCGAACTCCGTCCGCCGGCCGTCGCTCTCCACGGTGACGGCCTCCGGCGGCGCCTGCAGCGTCAGGTCCTCGTCCGGGATGTCCACGGTGGTCTCCACCGGTCTGGCCAGTCCCTTGGACGGCGTCCACATCTGTTCGCCGATCTTCGGCTTGCCGTGCTCTATGGGCTCGTGGCACATATAGGTGGCGATGGCGGTGACGGCGGTGTCGTCGTCCAGCGGGCTGACGTCCACGTTGCCGTAGGGCCACAGGCTCCGGATGATCTCCGCGTCCTCTGAGCTCGCGCCGTTGAGGATAAGGTGGTGGTGGAGCCGTTGGCTGCCGTCCTCCAGGATCTCCTGGATGCAGTAGACGTAGTGGAGCAGCTGCTCCCTGGCACGCCGGTGCTTCCGGAGGGCGGCGATGAATCCCCGGAGGATCTTCCGCGCCCCCGGCTTGTCCGGGGGAAGGTGGGCGTCGTCGTAGCTCAGCGTCACCCACAGATCCCCGGCGCCGAAGTTGGCGGCCAGCAGCAACTCCAGCTTATCCCGGCTGGTCCTCACGTTCAGCCTGGACTGGGCCTCGGAGGATGCCCTCCGGCGCTGGCTCCGGACGTTCGGCGGGTCCTGGTGGGCCGGGACCGTGTAGATCACCGTCCGGACCAGCCGCCCCGCCCGAATGGTCTTTTTACGTTTCATCCGGGTTTTTAGCCTCCTCCCTGGTGATCGGCCGGAGGAGCTCACGCACGCCGCGCAGAAACCAAAGCGAGCACTCCTTGCAGAGCACCTTTTCATAGCGCTCAGGGTGGAGCAGATCCGGTGCCGCCACCACCACGCTGGTATATCCGGAATCAATAAACAGCCATTTGCCTGTAGACTCCGAAAATGTTGCGCGCTCGTATACGACGGCGCCGCAGCGCTCGCACACGCGCTGGCGGTGGGTCGGAACGTCATACGCCGCCATCCTCGTCCTCCTTCTTTCTCTCGAGCAGGTCAATCACTTTCTGCTGCTGTTTGATCGTTTCTTTCTGGCGTTGAACCACAAGGCGGTACATCTTCACCGTGAACCGCAGGATGATCAGTTCCATGTATTCTTTAATGCCCATCATCCGATTCCTCCCGTTCCAGCAGGTACTCCGTGTAGGGCCTGTAATAGCCGTCGGACGTTCGAAAGCCCGATATGGTGGTCACCGACAAGACCCGCCAGCCGTCACCAAGCAGCTCGTTTACATTCCGGTTGTCTCCGGCTCTGCAGGTCTCCACCCGCTGCCGCTTCCTGACGGGCGGCGCAGCGTACACCTGCTCGGGAGGGCAGGACATTAGCCGCGGCTCCTCGACGATCAGGTTCAGCGGCTCGATCACGTTCTGCCTGGCCATACCGATGTGCGGGCCGTAAAGCTCCACGAACTGCCAGAGTTGCATGGAGACATATCCATCCGCGTCCTCTTCCGGGTATTCAGCCCGGAGCTGCACGCCTTTCGCGATCAGATCGTCGAATTGGTGGTAGTAGATCTCCCGGCCCAGATCCGTCAGCTTGAAGCGCACATTATCGTTGAGGTTTATGATGATCTTGTCCATCCGTCGCCCTCCTATTCCACACCTTGGCCGCTTCTTCCTCTGTCTTCTTTAATAATGTAAAAGCCATTACAGAGCACGTATAGTTGCCGCAACGGACATAATAGCGAGGGCCAGCTTTGTTTTTGTCTGCGCTCATTATTGCCTCCCCACCACAGAACGGGC